AGAGTGGGTATGGAACAACGGTGTCTTAGAGCCTCAGGAAATTGAGCAAATTGAGACTGAAATTAAGAATGCTTCTAGATCTGATCGCTCTGCGGTTGAGATGCGGGAGTTTAAGAATTTCCTCTCTAGATTAAATTTTTAACAGGAGATGAATATGTCCGAACAAGAAATGTATGAAGACATTGAATCTGTTGAAGAAATGGTCGTGGATCCTGATCCTGAAGAGGAAGAAGAAGCTCACGACGAATCTGAAGCAGAAGCAGATGATGAAGTATCTGAAGCAATGGCACCTGCAACTAAAGGTAAAGCTGTTGCACCTGAAGTAGATGGTGCAAAGGCTGCTGCTTACGATGCTGCTAAAATTAAAGCATCTGCACCAGCGAAAGCTAAGGTACCTGGCGGCGAGGCACAAAAAGGTGACCAAGTTGCTGATAAGATCCCTGGCACTAAAGCTGGTATGATTAATGCAATGTATCAAGAAATGAACAAGATGAAGAAGTCTAATCTTTCTGCTTCTTACGGAAAAATCATGTCTGCTATGAAGGCAGAAGGTTTTGAAGTAGAAGAGGAAGAAGCTGCTCCAGCTCTCCATGAGAAAGCTGATGCAGTACAAGTCGACTTTACTGCAGACATGGACGCTTTGGTTGAATCCGAAGCTACTCTGTCTGAAACGTTCAAGGACAAAGCAGCTGTTATCTTTGAAGCAGCTATCAAGTCTAAAGTTTCTGATGAAGTTGCACGTATTGAATCCGAACTTCAAGAAGAATTTGCTGAAGAAGTACAAACTGCACGTGAAGAAATGATCGAGCAGGTTGACGGATACATGAACTACGTTGTAGAAAAGTTCATGGAAGAGAACAAGCTGGCAATCGAAAACGGCATTCGTGCCGAGATCGCTGAAGACTTTATGGACAAGCTGAAGGACCTCTTTACTGAGTCCTACATCGATGTTCCCGAGTCCAAAGTTGATCTGGTTGACGAGCTCTCTGAGCAAGTTACTGATCTTGAAGCAAGACTCAATGAAGCCACTGAAACTGCTATTGAGCAAACTCAGTTCATGGAAGAACTCATGCGTGATGCTATCATCCGTGAGCACTCTCGCGATCTGGCTGAAACTCAGGTAGAAAAGTTGAAGTCCCTGGCTGAAGATTTAGATTTTGAAGATCCAAAAACTTTCGCATCGAAGGTTATTACCATCAAAGAATCTTACTTCACCAAGAAAAAAGTAACTGTCGCAGAAGAAGTCGTAGGTGACGAAGCTGAAGAAACTGAAGTTTCTGATGTGATGGCTCGCTACGTATCTGCGATTAAAAGAACCGTAAAATAATTAAGAAAGAAGGTGTATAAGAAATGACTCCTACAATCTCTTACGATAAACTCGTACAGAAGTGGGCTCCAGTACTCAACGAGGAAACTGCTGGTGCTATTTCTGATTCTTACCGCAGACAGGTAACTGCTGCTATCCTGGAAAACCAAGAAAAAGCTATGCGCGAAGAAGCCGCTCAGGGATCCTTCGGCATGGTAAACGAAGCTGGTACCGTAGCTGGTAATGTTCAGAACTTCGATCCTGTACTGATCTCGCTGGTACGTCGTGCTATGCCTAACCTGATGGCTTATGACGTATGTGGCGTACAGCCAATGACTGGTCCTACCGGCCTGATCTTCGCTATGCGTTCTAAGTACAAGACTGCTGGTTCTAAAGCTGGTCAGACAAGCGGCACAGAAGCTCTGTTTGACGAAGCTGCTACCGGTTTCTCTGGTGACTCTGCAACTCAGACCACTGATCCAATGGGTCCATGGGCTGACTCCACATTCTCCGGTGACTCCACTGTAGACGATGCTGACCGCGGTACTCATGCCATTGGTCGGGGCGTATCGACAGCAGACGGTGAAAACTTCGGCAACTCCGATGCTAACCAGCGTTTCGGTGAGATGGGCTTCACAATCGATAAGCAGACTGTTACTGCTAAAACTCGTGCGCTGAAGGCTGAGTACACCATGGAACTTGCTCAGGATCTGAAGGCAATCCATGGTCTGGAAGCTGAAACTGAGCTGGCTAACATTCTCTCGGCTGAAATCCTGGCGGAAATCAACCGTGAAGTTATCCGTACCATCAACTCCCAAGCTAAGACTGGTTCGCAGGACGTAACTGGTGCTACTTCCACTAAGGGTATCTTTGACCTGGATGTAGATGCTGACGGCCGTTGGTCGGTTGAGAAGTTCAAGGGTCTGGTATTCCAGCTTGACCGTGAAGCTAACGCAATCGCTAAAGATACTCGTCGCGGTCGTGGTAACTTCCTGATCTGTTCGTCTGACGTAGCTTCCGCTCTGGCGGCTGCTGGTATGCTCGACTACGCTCCTGCTATGTCGACCAACCTGAACGTTGATGACACTGGTAACACTTTTGCTGGTGTACTGAACGGTAAGATGCGTGTATACATTGACCCATATGCAGTTGCTGACTACGCTACTGTTGGTTACAAGGGTACCAATGCATACGATGCTGGTGTATTCTACTGCCCATACGTACCACTTACCATGGTTCGTGCGGTTGGTGAGAACGACTTCCAGCCAAAGATTGCCTTCAAGACTCGTTACGGTCTCGCTGCAAACCCATTCGTTGAAAACAGCAGCGGCGTTGGTCAGCAGTCTGACCTTGCTCAAACTGTTAAGCGTAACCAGTACTACAGAATCTTCCGCGTGGACAACATTCTGTAAGCATACAATAACAATAATAAGTGTTATAAATACTGGGTGGATCGAAAGGTCCACCCTTTCTTTTTTTGTGAGGTATGAATGGCAACCTTAACGACGAATAAAAACTACTTACAGCCTACTGGCTTTAAAGTAGTAATTAATAGGACGAACTATCCTAACCTGACATTTTTTGCTCAGTCTGTTAGCCATCCTGACGTATCACTAACTAGTCCAAACGTTCCTTATTCTAGAATCGGTAATGTATCCATTCCCGGTGATGCCTTAGATTACTCGCAATTAAATATTAACTTTATTTTAGATGAGAATATGGAAGCATATACTGAACTGTATAATTGGATGGAAAGTTTGGTTAATATTAATTTTAAAAATACAGACAATGCTGATCCATCTCAAGCTGATATTTCAATTTCAATCTTAACTAGCCATAATAATCAGAACAAGGTTATCACCTATAAAGGATGCAATCCAGTATCTGTTAGTGGCTTGGAGTTAACTGCCATCGCTTCAACCGTTGAGTATCTGACTTTCAATGGAGTCTTTACTTTTACAGGCTTTGAAATTAAGAGTTAACTTTCCCTTAAAAACGTGATATAATAGACCAGTCTAACAAAACTGGAATTTGATATGAAACTAGACTTAGAACACATTCTAGAGATGTGGCGTGAAGATACTGTCATCAATGAAATGAATCTGGATGAGGAATCTCGCAAGACTCCGTCTCTCCATGCAAAGTATCTTGAGATCCATGCTCTCACCAAACTCAGATTAAAAAGAGCTGAGTTAGATCAGAAAACTCTACTCAAGGATAAATGGCTGTATTATAACGGTAAGATGGATGCCGAGACCATTCAGGAAAAAGGATGGGACTTCGATCCTTTTAATGGACTAAAAGTATTGAAAGGTGATATGGATCACTATTACGATGCTGATACAGATATTCAGCAGTCAGAGGAAAAGATCACATACTATAAGACTATTATAAGTACCTTAGACGAAATCATTAACAATATACGATGGCGACATTCAACTATTAAGAATATGATTGATTGGCGGAGGTTTGAATCTGGAGGATGAGTTACGTGGCTTTATTTGATGACGAAGAATTTATTTCCCATGCAGGACATAAGCTTGGATGGAAAATCGAGATGGATGCACTTTACACTGATGACTGGCGCTGTCTTGCTAAAATGATTATGGAATATGAAGACAGACCATTCCGAGAAGCGGTAGGTATTCCTCGTGGTGGGGTTCGATTAGGTCAGATGCTTAATGAATATGCAACTGGCAATCCAGAAGACCCTATTCTGATTGTTGATGATGTATATACAACTGGAACAAGCTTCAAAGAATTTATTGCCGAAAATTATTTGGTCACTCCAGTAATTTGTTGGGTTGTTTTTGCCCGAAATCCTATTAAGGGCAATATTAATGCCTTGTTCCAAATGCCTTCTAAGATTCGTAAAAAACTTAAGTAATGGAACTTAAATCCAATACCTTACACGTACGTAAGAAGAACCACTCACAACTTCTCGTAGTATCTGAACCACAAATCGCAAATGAACTGAATGATTTCTTTTCCTTTGAGGTTCCTGGTCACAAGTACATGCCTGCGTTTAAGCAACGTAGATGGGACGGTAAGGTACGGTTATATGATATTAATAAACAAGAGCTTCCATGTGGTTTGTATGAGTACCTAGACGAGTTTGTTCGTCCACGTAATTATACGATTGAACTTGATCATGATACCACATACGGCCGACCAGACAGTAGCGTATCGGTTGATCCTAAAGAACTAGCTAAGTTCATCAAATCTCTAAACCTTCCCTTTGAACCACGAGACTATCAGTTTGATGCCATAGCTCAGGCTATTCAGTCTAAAAGACTTATTTTGTTGTCTCCTACGGGTTCAGGTAAGTCTTTGATCATCTATATTCTGATGAGATGGTTCTTAGAGAATGATAATAAGCGTGCGATCATCGTAGTACCCACAACATCACTTGTACAACAGATGTACTCTGATTTTGAAGAGTATGCTCAAAATGACGACTTTGATGTATCAAGGATGTGTCATCGTATTTACTCTGGCATGCCTAAGCATAACGTACCTGAGCGAGTCTTCATTTCTACATGGCAATCTATTTACAAACTTCCTGGTACCTGGTTTGAACAATTTGGTGCTGTGTTCGGTGATGAGGTGCATAACTTCAAGGCGAGATCTCTCACTGGTATTATGAACAAATCCAGGGAAGCTGAGTTTCGTTT